AACATATGTACCTGAATGTTTCTAGCATATAGTTTGTCAAAAAACATTTCTCTGGTACGTTTGAGTGAAAAAAAGTTTACATATTTTCTACGATCAAAAGTATCACCCAATATAAGGACAGTATTAATGCCGTGTTCTTCAAGAGTTGGAAAAAAAGTATCACGATAGAATCGTTCATAATAATCTAAAAAATGTATTGAATCATTACGAGCACCAAAATGCTGATCAGTTATAACTGCTACTTTCATTGTTTAACACTTTCTATACCAAATTTTTCTTTAGCCACTTCATTGGTTACTGGATGATGATGTCTGCGACAATCAAATTGCCTGCAAGACTTTGGTCGATATTCATAGATTGAACATTTACCATCAATAAACATCGCACATCCTCCTGTTGGTGTTTTCTTAAACATTGCGACCAATGGTCCAACATTTGGATTTTCCAAAAACATTTTTTTATCTGGCTGTATAAGGCTGAGAGGGTAACGTCCAGATGATACTTCTTCTGGTGTTAAAAATGGAGTTAATACTTCACAACACTTGGTACAACTTCCACAAGGAACATCGGATATAGGATCACTACTATCAACTGATGTTAAATTAATATTGATAATTTTATACTTATTTTCTTTCAATGTCATCTTCTTCACATTTTGTGCCATATTGAATTTCCACAATCTTTAATGGCTGAGTTTCATTATTTTGTAATTGATGCCACACACCAGTTGGTATGTTTACTGCATTGTGTTTGTAGTATGTGTTTTTTGAATTCGAGGATGGTCTTTCTTCAATTACAGTTGCCACACCTTCTACAATGTGCCAATGTTCATTTCTATATTGATGTCGTTGCATTGTCAACGATTGACCTGGTTCAACTACCAATTCTTTAACTTTGACATTTGGTGTTTCATATAACACACGATAGAAACCCCACGATCTTTGTGTCTTAGGTGATTTCCATTCTTCAAGTAAAGTAGAAGAAGAATTTAATTTTGTTTCTCCACCAACACCAAAAGCAAACTCAATACCTTCAACGGACATTTCTGGTATGTTTTCTGCCGTTCGATCACCACCATTTGCAAATATAATATTACTATTTGGCCAAGTTTTTTTCACTGTATCAATTAATCTAATCGCACTATCATCTGAATCATCAAAGCTTACAACAAAATCAACTGATTTGAGTTCTTTGACTATTCTTGATCGGTCGTGCCAATTCATAAACGCTCGACCTTTTTTACGAATCAACCACTCGTCACTATTGATACCAACAACAAGTATATCACCTAGTGATTTGGCTTGATTTAGATAAGAGATGTGTCCTGAATGTAATGGATCAAACCCACCAGAAACAACAACAACTTTAGGTACGGTCTGGTTTTCTTTGTTGATTGTTATCATAATATTTAATTTCCAATATAGAATCTACGGGCTGTTTGATAGAAAATAAAGCCGCAGAATCAAATTTTTCAAACTCTTTTGAAAGAACATAATCTTCCAACATATAAGTTACTTTATACATTATATCACTCTCCTAAAAACTTTTCAATACCCTTTGGCTTCTTTACCGCTTTTTTATTTTCTTTGGCTTCTTCATAGTTTTCAATAAACTCGGCAATATTATCATACAATTCAAATTGCCGTGAAGTGCCATCTTCAAACTCCATCATTTCAAATTCATCCAAGATACCCATTTGTTCTGTGGCTTTATACTTTACATATAATTGTTTCTTTTCTTTACCAATTCTTCGTAGAAAAGCATAGTAGATAATCTGTGTAAAGTAAGCAAAAGGATTTTTAGATTTACTAGGATCAAAGTTATCGAAATACATGAGGCAGTTCTCAATACCATCTGCCATCATTTCATCACGATAGGTATAGTTAATGAAGTTAGGTTTGTGTGATAGACCTTCTGCTATCTTCATAAAACACTCACCTATGTAATTTGGAATTGGCGGAGGAGGCAGTTTATTCTTCTTGGCATCTTTCTGTGCCTTCTTGTAATCAATTAGTGCCTGTAGGAAATCAGCATTGTTTATATAATGTTTTTGTTTAGTCGCCATGTTTACCACATAATGTTATTGACATTCGCTTGACAAGTGTGTAAAGTCGAGTATGTCCTGGTTTGAAGAAAAGGTTTAATGTAATGTATCATTACCTTGGTTTATCATATTATATTCATCAACTATCTGATTAATTTCTTCGTCAGACATATCTTTTATTGAATTCTTTGCTTCTAACAAACGTTTAATTTTTTCCACAGTATTGACATAATACTCAGAGAATTCTTCGTCTGGTTCTAAAACACAGAGGACATCGTGCACGTTTAATTGAATATGATTCTTTTTGAGTAGTTGAACTGGCAGCCAATGACGCATTACCAATCCAGAATGATCACCACGGTAATCAACTTCAAATGCCATTGGTTCTTCAATGTCATAATATTGAATGCCATTAGCAGTTACATCACCGATAATATCTTCACCATTCTTTAGTCGAACTATTTTTATTGTGTTCATTTTTTTAGTCCTATCTTATAGATTTTGAATGGGAACTTCTCCTCATTATATATCTTTGTTCTTTCCACGAAATGTTTTAGTGTATAATTCATATGTTTCTTATATCTTAAATCATCGGCTACGTCATATAATGTGGCTACTTCTTTGCCTTCATTTTGCCTAAGACCTCTACCAATACTTTGTAATGTTCTAATTGAAGATTTGGTTGGCATAGCAAATATAATATTGTGTAGATTTCTAATATTAATACCAGTGCTAAATGTACCAAAAGATGCTACTACGATTGCATCTTGTTCTATCTCCATAATTTTTCTTATTTCTTCACGGTCTGTTGTATCAGTACCGCCATAAACAAAGAAAACTTTTCTATTGCCAATCTTCTCTGTTTGTCTTATCATATCATATAATATTTTACCATGCTTGTCAACCATTTGAAACAATACAAGAGTATTTTTACCTAAGCTAACTGCAAGATTTTTAATGAATTTGTTTCTAGTTTCGTGTGATATTAAATATTGAATTTCTTCAGGATAAGTGTAGTCTTTTACCATTAAACATTCTTCATCGGTATGTTTTAATACTAAACACTTAATTTCAAAATTTGAGAGTTGCTGTTTATCAATCAACTCTTTGGTACTGATAACTTTCTTAACGGCACCAAACAAACCTTCTAACACCAGTTTGTGTGTTTTGGTACCGTCTAATGTACCTGTTAGACCAATTCGATATTTGGCATTGACACAAGAGGTTAAAATGGTTGTTAAAGATTGTGCTTTGAATAGATGTGCTTCATCACCAATAATATAATCAAACTGATGAAAGTATTCTTTTGGCATTTTGTATAAAGATTGCCATGTAGAAATTGTAAGAGCTTTATTCGTTTCTTTTTCTTTACCTTGATAGATACGGTGAACATTCGTCATTTCACCGTCATTATAATCACCAAAATCAGAATATAACTGTTCAACTAGAGAAGTGGTCGGAACAATAACAAGGCCTTTTAGATTTTGATATTGGTGAAGTTGACGAAAGAGTAGATAGATGATGAGAGATTTACCGGATGCCGTTGGTGAAAGTAACAACGCTCGGCGTTTTTGCATGGCATGGATATACGCATTGAGTTGGTGTTCTCTTACTTCAATTGGTTCACCACGAGAATGTATGTCTAGTGATTCAATAAACTTTTTGGCATGATAGACTGAATATTCATCTTCAATGTCTGGTCTTGGATCACCATATTCAAAATTGTATTCACGCTCTCTACAAAATTCTTCAATGTATGGTAACAAACCAAGATAGATTTGATTTGTTTGTAGGTTATACATGCGGATTTTCCCGTCCCACACACGATTACGATAGGCAGGAACAAACTGGTAACCTGGCACAAAAAATGTAAAGAACTCCGATAACTCTTTTGCGATATGTTTCTCACAAGTTATCTTGGCATATACTTCATCTTTTTTGGCAATAACTAATTCACTCATTCTTTTTCATCAAACTGGTAGAACCATGAATCTGGAGTGCCA